AAGCATCAGGAAGAGCAATGATGAATGTAAATCTGTTTTGTTCATAATTAACCCTTTCTTCTACGATTTTTGATATGTAATGCTAAAGCGCAAAACGACAACAATAGCACTAATAATTGTCCTGCTTCCATATTACTTTTCCTCCATTATTTTTTCTAATCTAACCTTCATACGCTATAATTGCTTTAATTTATTGAATATCTTGGCAAAACGGTGCATGTAATCAAAGTTGACGCTTTCACCATACTCACACACCATTCTGTTATATAACCAACGTAGATGCTCCGCATCCTCGTGGAACTCTTTAATATCTTGTTCGTCTAAGACTATTTGTTTCTCCATACGCTATTTATTTTTCTGTTCAAACTTTTGAATAAGAATGTTACAATCATCCCATTCTGCACAATTATGTACCCAATCTGGGATAAATGTGTGATGCGAACTAAGCTTTTTGAGCTTATCATTCAATGCGGTTTGTATTCTCATACGCTACATCTCCTTATCGAATTTATTGTCAACAAAAGACCACCCAGAACTTTCAACGATAGCTCTAAGAGAATAATTAATATGTCTTCTATCATCTACGCATTTAAAACCACATAAAGAATCATCCCATTCTACTGTGGCTACGTTTTCAAGATATGGACTTTTTATCATATCACCTTCCCAAATCTCATTGCCTTTGCAGTCTTTCAGCCCTGTGAACATACAGACTGTAGTAGGGTCAACTTGTATATTCGTAACCATAAATCCTCTTTCATTGATATGTGGGCAGTAGATATAAACCTTGTTCCCTTTATGTAAAAGGTCACCTTCCACCCACTCGCTATTGTCAAGACGCTTTGCCTTGAACTTGATATTTTCTGTTTTCATACGCTATAATTCTTCTTTTTCAAATTCACTTTTCGGAACTCTGTAAGATGTACTATGCCATTCACCCTCATCATCTTTACCTATAGCATATTTGGAAAGCATATCTCTCAATGCCTTATAAGCTAAAGTGTTGTGACGAATCTGAATACGTATAAAGTTCTCATTATCACACATTGTAAGTGGTGATTGAGTGTTTATATACACTCTGCCTTTCTTACCAAGGTTACTTCCATTGTAACGTTGGTAGAAATATCCGCTAGCCTTATGCTTGATTCTGTAAGGTTTAACCATAACTATTAATCTATCAATTTTATATTAAAATAAGCAGCGAGGGCGTTTTCCGCTTCTCTGCAATGTGCTCTTACCTCTATATCTCTACTTGGGTCATAGCAAGCTTCTGGTGGAATTTTTCTTCTTCCACGTGCAAACATACAGAAAAGCTCACAAATTGTATCTATACCAAACTTTTCTGATAGTTGTGTTCTTTTCATTTCTACTTTACTCGAGAGTGTAAACTAAACTGTGTCAAGCTA